GAAACGGAGTAACCTACCCAGCCCTCATTGCTTTTATGGTGTCCGTCATTCTCTTCGTCATTCTCCCACTCAGTGTGTAGCTTATCAAGGTGTTCTCTTATTAGTTTTATATAGTCTGTGGTCATATCTTCTCCTTTATGGTTGTGGGTTTCGCTTTACGCTACCCGTTATATATCGTAGTTGTCCGTAGGTGATGAAGCCTTCATACATTTGGTGGAGTTCTAAGAGGGTAAAGCCTTCTCGGAATAAGTCCCGTATAAATGCTTTGTGTTCTTCGTGGACTTTTACAGCCATGAGATTGCCTTCGGAGCGTGGTTGTACTTGACTCGCATCTTCTCATTTTCCATCGCTTTAATATTTTGATCGGCTACTTCTTGTGAGTGTTGTACGAGTCCCATCTCCCTAATCTCCCTTAATCGTCTGGTGATTGTTTCGGGTCGGGTAGAATACTTCAGGTTATCGTATAAGCTTCGGTATTCACTCCAGCCATCGAACTCTAGCCAGTATTTCTCAAGGAGCATTGAGCGGTCGTCTACTGCCTCTGGGTACTTGGTGCAGATGTGAAGGACGTTCTTCTGTATACGGTTAAGGTCGGTCATAGCCATTCACCCCCCTGGTCTGTTTCAAAATAGGCAAGGTCGCACTGGTAACAAACTACCTGTGTGTCTGTACCCGTAGAGGCGTACTCGTGGGTGTCTGCGTCCCATTCCGCAACAGAGACTTCGGTGTCTACCGCTCCAGCGTGGTTGCAAAAGTCGTCTACCCATACCGAGAGGGTTGTTTCGTCCCCTTCCTGTTTAATTGAGAGGTGTTTTACTTCCATTAGACACTCTAGCTCATCTGCTAGGGGCTTGATGTTTTGGTTGAAGTATTCTTGCATGATAAACCTTTCTATTTGGTTGCTGAGTCTATTGTAGCATACCCCTCGTGCTAAGTAAAGCAAAAAGACACCCTATCGGTGCTGTATCTGCTGTATAATTGACTCGCAAAGTTCTTGCGGTATTCGTGAGCGATCCCTATAAGTCTTTATTCCTTGAGTGCCTGTTCTGCTACCCCGTGGCGCTGAAATATGACATGGTTGTCCGTTCTTGCACATTGGCTTGAACTCTAAGTCTGGTATGTTACTCCATATATCGGTGGGCTTCATTCTTGTATCTCCGTACTGACAATAGGTTACGGTATAACGATAGACCCCTGCCTGATTCATAAACGGCATTTTTCTTAGTACACCACGGGGGTTCTCGATGAACCAATACTTCGGGTTAAGTTCTTGGATAATTTCTAAGGTTTTCTTAACTCGCTCGATCCCGTCTATGCAAGCTTGGGTCTTGGGAATATACGCCCCCACCCCCCCGTCCAGTGATAACCCAGACTGGCTACACTAAACGTCTCACAGGGTGGTGAAGCCCATATAACGTCAGGCTGAAAGGGAACTTTGTTTGTGTCAAACTTCATAACATCAACCGTGTAATCAGTATTGAATTGAGAGTCGAAGTCTGAGGTAAAGGTTATGTGTCCTTTCGCTGCGTTACTAAACGAAGCTGTACCTGCAAATAGTTCTAGTATGTTCACCTGCACTCCCAAAGCCCTTGGTGTCCGTCTCGAAACATCTGGGCGGTTACGTTTGCGTTGGCAACGGGATCGAATACACTCGCTCCTGCATAGCCGTATTTTTCTGCTCTTGATGGCCAATACCCCGATATGTGCTGAAACAGTCCGCTAGGGTGTCCGTTCTCATAATAGTTGTAATTGACCGCTAGAGGGTTTAAGGTGCTTTCGCAACGTGCAATCTGAACAAAATAGTCCTCGCCGATACCATACTTGTTCGCTGCGGTCCGAATTATCTGCTCTATGTCGCCTGTGGCTTGTTTAGAGGCGCTCTGAGGCGGTTGAGATACTACAGGTGCGTTAGTTACCACTTCCGCCTCTTTTAGCTCTTGGACAGGCTCTGGCGTTGTCTCTTGCTTCTGAACAGGATCGACAACTAATTCTGTTCTTGGGATTTTAACTCGCTCACAAGTGCCTTAGCTTCCGCCTTGACTTGGTTGTGTGAGTTCTCGGTTGACCAGTTACCGTAGTATGCCCCCGCAAAAAATGCGATTGAGATGACGATGATAGCCCACGGAGTGATTGCTCGTGCGAACTGAGTTCGTGTGAAGGTTGCTGGTTTCTTTTTTTCTTTGTCAGCCATGAGGCCTCCTTTTGTTATTTTGGTTTCTCAGTACCAGACGTCCGGACACATTGACGCTGTTTTGCTGGAGGGCTTGGAACGCATTTCTCGTTCTAGCAGGTTTGTTGTCCAGAAGACTGATACTGAGTTGTGTAAGCCGTTATGCGATGCCTTATACCGTGTGGCGTGGGGGTCTGCATCCCTCGCTGGCTTGGTTGAACCTTTCCTATTGGGTTCTAATTACAGTCTATCACAGCATGAGGGGTATGTCAATACCTATTATGCTTTTAGGTCTAAATACGCCTGTTTCCATATCATTGCTTCAAGCTTGCGGTCTTTTTTCTTGTACTGGTTTGATCGTAGGATTATCTGGTTGACCGTCTGCTCGCCCTTTTTCTGTATTTGCCACTGGACATGCTCATACGGCATAGCGGTGAAATACCTGTGGCATCCGGAACACATACAGTCCACGTTCTCTAGGTCGTACCGTGTGGCTTCTTTGCGCCTACCTTGGAAGTGCGAGGCTTGGTGGCTCACCGGGTCGCCCGCAGCGTTTAACTTAACCGGAGAATGACATCGCTGGCACTCGCCCTGTGATAGACGGACGTATTTTGAGAACCATTGGTCTGCCGGGTCAAGCTTCATATTAAAATGGAATTTCAACGCCAGACAAGTCGATCGGCTTATCGTCTATATCGTCAATCACCACGTCCCTGCTTGCCTTATTAAAGTTGTGCTGGTCTTGGTGTTCTTTTTTGTCGAAGTCGTCCTTATATGGTTCGTTAAGGTATGCGAACCCGTCCCACTTCATCGGGATAACGTCAAGCTTAATCATCTGACCACCGCTCTTGGTTTCGAGAACCGCACCGATCGTCTGGTATCGTTTCTTGGTCTCACCTTCTTTCTCGTACTCTCCTGTTATTGCTCGTATGTCGTATAGTTTTGCCATTATTTCTCCAATCTATCTTTTATCTGGTTTATTATACGCTCCATGTTGACTGTGTAAAACTGCTCGAAGGTATCAAACTTCTCTTTACCGCTTTGTTGCCATAGGACATACAGCGTGTCACGCATGCGCTGGCTGGGTGACTTTCCCATATCCTGTGCGGTGGCGTTTTCGGGTACTTCTACATGGTCTACTTTGTTGGGTGTAAATGTGATATACCCCAGAAGGTTTCGGTATCCAAAGAGTGCCGCCATATCATCACCGTTAAGCTCTTGAGTTTCAAGCACCACTTTAATTGAGCCGTCTGTACGGGTTTCAATCTTATTAAGTTGAGCCGGGAACTGTACCTGTTGCATTATGCCTCATTTTCCAAAGCGTCCATTATTTCGTTCGCCTCTTGCTCGTTGGTGATTGTTTCCTTGCCGAGTACCTTTTTAATGAAGGCACGTTTTTGAGCCGGGGTTTCGTAGCTCTGGTCTTCTAGGGTTGTGTTGATGACCGACTTCGCTCGTTCAAGGATTTCAGCGTCATGACCGTCTTCTCGGGTCTTGAGCTTGCTTACCTGTTCACCGCTTGCGTCTTTGTCTTCATCGGTAACGAGTCCGAGTAGTGAGCTTAAAGCGTACCTGCGGATATAGGTGATACCAGAGCCGAGAACTTGAAAGTCATTCATTCCCTTTAATTGAACACCCTGGGGGATTTCAAAACTAGCCTCGATAGACTCGCCAGACTCAACATGAAACACGATTGTCTTCACACTTGTACCATCTAGTGGTTGCACGAACCCTAGCTTGTGCTTTTTAAATAATGGGTTGATTACTTGTAGTATCTCGCTCCATTGAGCGTACTTGTAGCCATAGCCAGTAGTGCCTTTGTAGATGTGTGGGACTTCTTGTTGGAGGTCTGCGATTGCTTTGTATAGTTCTTTCATTACGCCCTCACTGCTATGCTGTACGTCTGTCCGTCAGTCGTACCTAGTTGATATGTACTTTTAATCTGTTCTACGTTGATTGTCATTTTGTGTAACCTTTCTATTAGTTGTCCTTTATTATACCCCTAATGCTACCTATATGCAAGCCTTTTTAGCGACTTTCTGGTATAATGTTTATGAACCAGACGGGTGCTTCTTCTTTTTGTTGAACCTTTCTAGCCTGTTTGGTGACAGAGAGAGCCTCGCCGTAGTTAACCCTACACTTGCGAGGCTTTTCTTGTATTTTAAGCACAACCGTGATAGTATCTGGGTATTATCCGTTCGCTGCATAGAGCAGAGCCACGGTCGGGTAAGCACATTATACCTCCCTATTTCTAACTAAGTTAGGCAAGAGACACCCCTTACGACAAGTAACTACCCTCCACTTTCGTATCTCAACAGGGTGTTTTTTGTGTTAAAATAAGCGTATACGGTTTTGATCGTCGCACCTTCCGTGGTATCACCACAACATATTAAACATTACACTATGTGATGTGCTGGCAACTCTCCCTCGGCTACACTAATTGAGGGAGTTTTGTTTTTACCCTACTCGTCCACATCTTGTCCACAAGCATAAACTTTACCCTTGAACGTAAGCATTAAGTTGTGTATACTGAGAGATAAGTTTCATCCATCTAAGCACACGGATGGAACTTGCCAAATAAGTTGAACCAAACATTGTGTTCGGGGCTTGTTTCTATACGCTAGCTGTGGTATTATGAATACAGCTTAGATGGATGTAGAAAGCCGCCCCCAACAGGGCGGTTTCTCTTATACAAATAATCAAGACGCACGATTCAATACAAGCAAACTACTGGCGAGTAGGTGTATTGAAGTGTCACTAAAAATAGGGGGTTAAGTATGTATTCGACCACTAAATCGATAATCGATAATAAAGAGATTAAACCTATCGATAATCGATATATCGATAGGTTACACAGTACAATATCGGATAAACTACAGGACGGCACTTACGATCGTGGCTTTACACAGAAGATAGTTACTAGTGGTTTCAGTGAAGCAGACGTAATGAATGTTATAGAATACTGCTTAGCAAAAGCAACTTATAGTAAAGGGCGAGCGTTCGTAAAGATATTTTCAATAAAGATGGGTAATAAATGAAAACGATAGAACTAAACACAATCTACAACGAAGATTGCCTAGAAACAATGAGGCGTATGCCCGATAACTTTGTTGATTTAATACTTACTGACCCGCCCTATGGAATGGATTATCTTTCCTCCAGGAGGAAAGATAAGTTTGAGAAGATAAAAAATGACGTTGATATGAGCTGGGTTGATGAATTTGCTAAAGAATCTTATAGAATCTTAAAGAACGATAGTCATATTTACCTTTTTTGCAACGACTATGGTATTGGTAGGTTTAGGAATAGTTTAGAAAAAGCAGGCTTTACCCTAAAAAGAACTCTTGTTTGGGTAAAGAATAATCATACCAGCGGCGATTTGCTAGGAGATTATGCAAATAAGACAGAGTTTATAGTGTACGCACATAAGGGTAGAAAAGAGCTAAATGGCGGTAGGGAAACAAACGTACTATACTACGACCGTGTTTCCATAATGGAACACCCGACTGAAAAACCAGTATCAATAAATCAGTATTTTATACAAAAGTCATCTAAAGAAGGAGATATTGTATATGACCCCTTTATCGGGTCGGGAACTACCGCTAGGGCTTGTAAGAATCTTTCGAGGAGCTATATAGGGTCTGAGCTGCACAAACCTTACTGCGAGATTGCTGAAAAAAGATTAAGACAAGAAACATTATTTTAATGCCTTGTAATAACCACAATATCCAAACACGCTGAGAGGCTCTACAATAAGACTTAAACCAAAGGAGGGTATAATGAACGCAAACACTATTATAGACGCTGAGATGAGCTTAGACGCAAAGCTAGAGGCTATAGATAAGATTATGGCCGAGGCTACCGTTAAAGAGAATAAAGAATATGGTGTTCAGAGCGACCCTGCCGACCTAACTATGTGCCTCGGTTGTCAGTAGTTAAACGTAACCAACCATAGCCAGAAACACAAAGAACACCACGAACCACGCCACCCACAACATCACAGCGGTAGAGGTTCGCATTTCTTTCATTCTTCTATAGTATCATGTCCACTCTTCTGGTACTTCGTCCGCCCTGTTCATATCAGATGCCATCATAGCGGTTATAATCCTGACATCACTCCCAGACACCTCGGTCATGTTAAGGTGAGCTGGATAGTCGTTTTCAAACATATATTCCTGAATCGTATGGTAGGCGTCGGCGTATTCTTTGGTCTCTATGTAGTGTTCAGGTATATATAGTCCGTTTGATTCTTCCGTGATGTGAAAAATATGATTGAACATATCCATTCCGCCGACTCTTTGATAAGTGAAAAGTGAGGTGTCCCACGGTCTTAAAGCAAACCTTCCAAGTTGACAAGTAAAACCTACCGACGGCGCTGACTCAATCTCTTGCTCACTGGGTGTCCATTCTATTCGTTCACTCATCTTTCGCCTCCACTGCTAACCTCGCCATAACCCACCGGATATTGTCGGTGGCGTATTCTATCTCGTCAGGCGTGGCTTCTAGGTTATAAAGTTCGTCCCTAAAAAGAACTTGGTCGTCTATGATTTTATTCTTTTCCATACTGCATGCCTTTGTATCTCAAGACGCCGTTATGGATAGGCACTTGGTCGAACTCACGATTGCCATCTGGGTAATCCCTAATCACCATTACTCCCGCCTGCCAGTTCTCGTTATGAACAAGGGGCCTGCCCATCTCATTTATTGACGAGTGATAGCTAGGCACTATCCCGTCTATCCGACACATTGCCCCGACAACGAACGCTCCTAGATATTTTCCCTCTCTTGTGGTCCTGTACTGGCTTTCAATTCGATGTGCGTGACCTTGTACGATATTCCTATCTGGGTTCGCCCTTGAGAGTTTAGAGGCGGTACTTCCGCTAGAAACAGAGAATTGGCCATGTATGAAAGCTAGGTCTGGTGCATACTCGTAAGTCGCCGAGCCATAACCACCAACCCAATCAACTCCGACATGGCGGAGGTTTGCTAGATAGGGGTAGGTCATGACAGGATAGTCGTCGGAGTTTCCTGCCTGTCTCACACCGTAGAAGTCAGGCATTTGCTTTAATACGAAGTCCGTCAGTCTCTTGTGGTGGTTTGAGTCCACCTCTGTAATCTTTGCATCTGGGTTATCGCTTCTTAGTTGGGCATATATGTCGTGTATACGTTGGAATGAAGGGCCAAGGGTTCTATAGAAATGGTCTGAATCCTTATTAAAACGGCTTAGGGCGCTTAAATCTACGGTATCGCCTAAGTTAACCAACTCATCGGGTCGGAGGTCTCTGGCAAAGTCTAAGAGGGCTTGTATGGCTTTCTCGTCGTGTATTGGGATGAGGTCGTCATCTATTCGTCTATAATCAATCTGCATGTCCCCGAATACGAGCAGGGTTTTGTGGTCTCTTTCAATAGGTTTCCTTCGGGACGGGGTGATACGAGCAGGAGTTGCGGGTTTCCAGTCCTTAAACAGCTCTTCTGGGTCTGGGGCATATTCGTAGGCGCTGTTTAATGTAGTCGTCCATTCGTTCGCCTCACGATCAAAAGCGGAGACTTCCCATTGCTTTGATAATCTTCCGCCTTGATGTTCCATTCTTTTCTCCTGTTTCCTTCGTATTAAGTTCTTTTCTGTTTGCTCTGGGTATAGTTTTTTCAGCTCCTCTATATCTAGCGTGAGTAAGTTCTTTAGATGTTCGTCCACCCACCGCATCTTAGTGATACCTTCGTAGTTCTAGGTACGGTATCTGCTCTTCTATTGACCAGATTGCGAGTTGGGCTAAAGAGGTTTCGAGGACGTGGGCTTTTGGGTGTTGTCCTGCTTTTTCTATAGACCTAAGAAGGCTATCTATAGCCTTCTGGTGGTTGTGGTGTGGTTCAAAGTCTCGCCTGACCTGCATAAGAGCGTGGTGACCGAGTAGGGGTATCGGGGGACACTCTCGGTGGATAAGTTCGTGTTGCTCTCTATCGAGTCTGACCTGTAGGGAGGGTTCTTGGCGGAGGGATTTAGCGGCTGAGGTCGATTCCCACTGGCTCGCGATATTAAGAATATGGTGATTGTCCCGACGGACAACCCCTCGCATATCAGCCTTCGACCACTTCTGGACTTACGTAGTCCTGTGCGAATATGCGCTGTATTTCTTCTCTAGCCTTACCGACTTGCACATTTCTGATCGCAAGCTCACTGGCAAGCTCCTGTGCGGTCTCAAGGTGGGTGTTGGCGGTGTAGACAGACTCATCGTATAGTCTTTGGACTTCGGCGTCAGGTAAGGTCTTGATGTAGCTGTCGTATTCCATGTATGCCCTTATGGTTATGTTTTTATTGTAACATATGCGTCAAATAATTTAAGCAAAATAACAGAAAAACACCCGAAGGTGCTTTGGTGCAGGTCTTTCATTGGTAACCTGCGCGAGTCTTATACCCTAGTCTTTTATGGGCAGGGGACAATAAATGCTCCATAGGGCTGACGCCCTGACGTACAACCAAATCTCTGCACGAGAATTGCCCCGACAGTTATGTTTCCAGTGAACTTATCGGATATTTATATTATAGCACTTGTGTCATGACTTGTACTAGCACTTGTACTAAACAGAAACACCCGTATATTACGGGTGCTATATTCTGCCGTTCACGCATATCTACGAGGTGAGAATGAACGGTGTTCTGTGCCTCGATACGCTATTTTATTATAACAGAAAACCCTCGCATGTACGAAGGTTTATATTCTGCTACTGCCGTTCATGTGCAATTGAGAGTGACCGAAGTCTCACACGAACGTAGTGGTGTCCCAACGGCACGCTTACATTATATCAGGCTTTTATAGAACGTATAGTCTGAACGATTATAGTCTTAACCGCTGAAAGTCCGGCTGCGACTCCTGCAACCGCAGTCACAACTCCGAGGGCGTATAAGCTGTCCCAGTCGCCTAGGAACAATAAATCGACTAATTGCTCAAGTGCTAGCAGAGAAGTGGCTAGGAAGGCCTGTATGAACGTCCAAAGCGCCCTTGTAGCTATGTCTTTGTAGTCTAAGGCTTTTAGTGCCTCAAATGTTTTGCTCATCTTCTTCTCCTTTATATATGGAATTATATCATCTTGTAGTTGGTTAAGACTCCGCATAAGTCCTCGCCTTGATGTTTCGTTTAATTTCGGCAAGTGTCCTGTCGTACTCGAACCCTATACTGAACTTGTCTAACGAATTGGTTTTACTCATAACGTACAAAGTGTTTTATATCAAGTTTTGATTCTTGACCGCTTTGTGTATTATCTCCTCTTTACAATTACATTATATCATTTGATGCGGAAAAGTTTAGCCATTGCGGACATAAAAAGGTCGCCAAAGGTGCGGTCATCATCGTTGGTGTTTACCTCTTTAATGACTTCCTTCTCTACAATCACCTCGACTTCCACTTCAACAATTTTCTCTACTTCTACTGGTACTTCTTTGGTGACGACGACTTCCTTGACGACTGTCTCTGGTCGCTTGAAAGCATCTGCAATAGCCTTAGCCCTGGCTTTACCCTCTGCACTGTTAGCGTGGTCATTTATAACAAAAGATGCTGTCTTACCTAAGTAGACATCTTCGCCTTCTCCAGCGCCCCTCTTTCGTCCTAAGGGTCCGTATTGATAAATATAGTTTAGGTCGTTCTTGTCCACTGTCTTATTCTCCTCTAGGAAGTACGGTGCAGGGTTAGTCCTGCCGTAGTATCCGTTATTTATATTAACTGGTTTAGGTAGGACTTCAAAGTGCAAATGCGGTCCTGTGGCTGTTCCTGTAGCTCCAACGTAGCCGATGACTTGCCCTTTCGATACCTTCTGGCCTCTATTGATTACAGTATTCTGCATATGAGCGTATCCTGTGTAGAACTTGCCGTGGTCTATTAAAACAGAGATTCCAGCAACCGCTCCAAGCCATGCGTTATTCTGACCAAACCCTTCAAAATAAATAGTTCCTGATTCAGCAGCGTAAATAGTAGTGCCGGTATTTTGACCGTAATCTATGCCGTTATGACCCTTCTGCCCAAACTGCTTGTAATAAGCAGGGTTAGCCCCAAATCCTTGGGTGATTCGTGGGTTGTTTACTGGTACTCGGATAGCCATGTTACTCCTAAAAGTATGTGTTAAGCCCGTATTGGGCGAGTATAAGACCGACTAGGATAATAATAGCACCACCAACAATTCTGTTTTTAATGGTATCAAGCGTACTTTCAAGGACAATAACTTTACCCTTTAAGGTTTCAAACTCGGTTCGGTTCGGGGTATTGTTGAGAGAATCTTTTATATCAGAAATATCACTACTCATATTGTAAAGGTGGATACCGACTTCTCGTATGGTCTTTGGTGGGTCGTGTTGGTCTTTATTCATTATTTCTGATATTACCTAAAAAATATAGTACCATTAAAAACTGAGGCGTTTAGTCGAACGGATCCGCTGCCACCGTTTCTGTACGCCTGAAGGGCCAGTGTTTGCGTCCCCGTTGGCATAGACGTTACCAAGCAAGTTCCGACGACATTATTCGCATAACCACTATTCCTGTGGTAGAAGTCGGTGCTTGCCGTCCCTCCTAGTGTTACCCTAAAGGTTGAGTCGCTGGTTGAAGTATTAACTTGATAAGCACCGCTAACTTGAACCTGAATAACTGCTGACGTTGCCCAACTTGGGACTTCGACACTTGCAGATGTCCCGGTGGCAGCGAATGACGCTGCATTCACGTCATAACTGGCTGTTGACTCCCTATAAAACACGGGGTAATCAGTTAAGTCCATTTTTCCTGTAGTTACTGCACCGTCTGCCACTTTTCCTGTAGTTACTGCATCGTTTGCCACCTTAGCTGTAGTTACTGCACCGTCTTGAACGGATTGGGTATCTACTGAGTCGGCCTTTAGCGTACCATCCTGATTGTGGGAGACAAGTAAGCCGTCTACAAGTTCGTTATTTTGGTAAGCGCTTAACGGGATATAAACACGAGTAGAAGAGCCTGCTGAATAGCTTTGTGCTGTGCCCTCAACAAGAGTCATGTTCGTTATTGATGTTCCGCTTGCAACAATTCCTTCATACTCTGTATATGTTCCTTCTGTTTGTACTTCTTTTCCTGCAACCGTTGTTACTGAGTCGATTGCAAATGTAACTTTAGTGTCAGTCGGCCAGTTAGTTGTTGAAGCTACGTTGATAGAAGTTCCACCACTCGTAAGACCCGGTGCGGATAGGGTTGTTGCGGTGTTCTCGCCTGTTTTCATAAATTGATCGTTTACTGATGCTGCCATGATGTCTCCATTCTATAATAATTATGCTTTAAGTACTAGGTCTTCTAGTGCAAATCCCTTGGTGTTGACTGCACTCAAGGTGTAATCTGTTCCTGCGGTGTCTCCAATTATCTCCCAGTCCAGTTGGTTTAAGAGACCCCTCGGTTTAATTTTAAGCACCGCAACACTCTTGCCGTATGAGTTAATCGTTCCCGCCGCTTCTCCATATTGATGGGCTGAACCCGAAACTGTAAACGAATCTGGGCCATACTGGTATTCACCCCAGGCTGTAGGAGTGGTGGTGACCGTAAAGGTGTCTGAACCTACAGAGTTAGATACACCCTCTCTTGTGAGTCCAGTGGCGTTTACTTGAATCAAACCCTTAGGAAATAGAAATTTAAAGTATTGGTTTCTAATCGACCCCAAAATCATACCGTCGTCGTCCCATTTAAGGCTTGAAAAGGCAAGGCGAGAGGTGAACGGTGTCCCGTCGTCTTGGTGGGTCTGTGCGCCTGTACGGGTGAACTCAAGCACTCTATTTCCTACAAGCACGCAGAAGTGTGTCAAGCCGTTGTTGTCTTCATAAAGCCACATATCTTTGGCGGCGACTGTCCATCTAAGAACCCATAGATTCTTGCGTGAGCGGTCAAGATACCATATTTCGTTATTTTCACTTGACGAAACGGGAAGTGCAAAGTATATCCTATCACGATAAGAAACACCTACCGCTTTGTTCATTGCGTCAAGGCTAATCCTCATAGTGTCTGGTTCGATGACTTGTGAAATGCTATCTGTTGTAAGAATGTTTACAATGTTTTGTGATGTACCTGTTGATTTAAACTCAATTCCTGTCGGGTAGTAGATCGAATCTCCGTCTTTCACCGTAGCCCTAGGTGCGTATGTTCCCGATTGACCGTTGGCTTCGTATACTTCGGGATAAACAATAACTTGATCGCCTATAGTTAAATTACTGAAGGTAACGTGATATAACTTTCCCCTACCAGCAGCGCCACGTGCCGAAACCGTGATAACAGGATCACCCTTACCATTCCTGAACCCTGTAGCATAGTTAAGTTGGGTATCTCCGTCTACGTCAATACCCACATACCCACCGCCATTATATGGTGAGAAGTCCCCCGTTCCTGGTGCAGAGTAGTAAAGGTAGTTATCTTCTGTTACTCCAAATAATTGAGAGTTTTTTGTATCAGCATACATATAAGTGAATATTGCACCTTCAGTAGAGTTGCCCTCCGGAGCTAGCTTAAAGGTGTTTGGGGCAAGTGTTCCGTAGTCTGTAAAAGTTAATCCCGTTACTGTGTAAAGTTCATAACAGTTTGCAGGGTCGTCTCCTACATATACCGTGTAACTTGTTGCGTCTGTGACTGCTGACCATGTAAGCACCATAAAGTCTGTATTTTCAATCCATGAGTCACGGTTCTTGTTTGTCGTATCTGACCCCGTGGCAGAGGCAATGGACTCTCCGACTTCGTTGTTGGCAGTTATCCTGTAGTAATAGGTGAACCCTGTGCTTGTTGCGCCGTTCATTGTTACTGAAGGTGCTGACGGTGTTGTGAGGGCTGTATAGGTGTTAATTGAGTCGTCTGTTAAGTCTACGTATGAAAGGTTATCAACCCCGTTGTAGACATATAGTTTTGCCTTAGACTGAACACCTTGCATCCAAGCCTCATCGTCATAACTTCCGCCAAGGGTTGCTGATATTGTCCCTCCGTCTGTTTGCTTATACAACTTGCCCGTACCGGAATCGTCCATCGCCCAGTAAATACTTCGTGTGCCGTTATAGCGGGTTAAGGCACGTCCAATAACATCTAGCTGGGGTTGGTCGCCATACGCCACAAGTGGCGGTCGAGGGCGAGGCACAAAGTCCTGCACAATCTCCATGTTTTGCATATCAGAAAGGCTCTCGATTGGTCGGCGAGAGTTATCTATTGTCGAAATGTAGCCCTTGTTAAACTTATTCTGGTGAATGTTTACAATTCTTCGGGCTTTTCGTTTATTTCGTTGGTTACTAAGTTGATATGCCATAAAGACCCCTAGTAAACGTTACGTGGGTTGATTATTCGGTTTTTTACGTTATATGGAATGCGACGGCCACGCTGGTATGTACCTTTTTGCTGTGCCCTTATCATATGTTTATAAAGGTCATTGGCTTTGTTCTGTAGATCACCGGCTTTGTCTTCATATACAATGTCGTTAAAAGCTACCTGTGCAGCGGTTGCCATGATACCCCAGTTTGGGTCTGAAAACGGTAGGAGGTCTGTCTGTTCTGAAATATCCTTAGGCATATAATAACCGGGGATATTTAATACTCCATCGACAATATCATCAGTTGCGTCTATTGTCTTTGTAAAGGTAAGTTTCATCGGGTTTACCCCAGAAATATAGACTTTTTGCTCTGTATCTTCTCGCCCCGCTGGTATAACAAACTCAAAGTATCGTGTTTGGTCGGCCACAACATTTACGTTGTCACTTGGGTTGATAAGGTTGCGGTTGATAGAGTAAGACTGCACGCCCGCCTCTATAATGGGTTGACGAGTAAAGGTAAGTTCTGATGCGGTATTCGAGAACGCCACCGTGACTTCTAGTGAAGTGTCCGAAGCGATACTGTCAATTGTTCGGACTGTCTCACCAGATACGAGGATGGTGTCCCCCGCCTTATAATCAGTGAAATAAGTCCCAGTTCCCGTAAGGGTCGTTCCACCCGCCGTAGACACCGTGCCTACTTCATCGGGTTGCGTTGATTTAAAAGATACGTCCCAACTTATATTTGGATTGCTGTATAGTTCGTCTTTTTTGTCATTTAAAATAGATAGCCAATAAACGGCCTCTGCGTCACCAAAACTTGGTGCATCATCATCAAGACCCCTTATGGCATATGATATTTTAGTTAAAGCTGTTTCTAGTTCCATCGAAATCTCCTTGCGTTTTCGCTAACGAGTTCGATGGTACGGTTTGTCGTCTGTTTATTATTATACATCATAGCTGTGCTTGTTCAATGAGTTTACGTAAATTGCTTGTTGTGGACTGTGATGGGTCACCGAAAGCGTATAGCTTGTAAGACTTCCGACTGCCTTTTGTACCACTAGACGAACTGCTTGCGGATGCGTACCCGAGCGCGGCTCTTGCCTTCTTTCCAATACGTGGACTAAGTCCTAGCTTTACCCTGATATCATCAATGGCAATAATGTTGTCTATTTCTGATTGCTGTACTTGCCCGGCTTCGGCTGCTTCTAAGATAGCGGTATCTGACATTGAAGCAATAAACTGCTCGTTATCTGAAAGATAGGTGTCGTACATCTCTGAATATAGTTTAGTGGTTTCTTTTTGTTCCTGCAGGTCAGACCAATCGTTGTCTGCTCGTTTCTGCTGAAACTTAGAGTATAGCTCGGCAACCGAGTTAGTCGCAGGGAGTTCTGGTAGGTCGTTCTTTTGAGCCGCCTCATTTGCTTGTGAAATAAGTGAAGTATATTCTTCGCTAACCTGTTGGTTTCTCCAGTCGGTCTTTTCTTCATCTGACATATCAGGTAGGGTGTCGAGGAACTTATAAGCAGGTGTTTCACTGTCTAAGTTTGTCTCACCTATACCGCCAGTGACATCCATGCCTAGCTCTCTTTTAATCTTGTCTGCGTAACTATCAAGACTCTTTAGCTTGTCCTCGTCAACAGACCCTGCGTTCACAAGGGCTTCTCGTTGTGCCTTTGTGGTGTCGTAAAGTTGCCAGTCTTCAGGAGAGAATGACTTTTCAAACTCTAGTTGATTTTGGGCGGTGTCTTTTTCGAGTTGAGCAAGAACTTCTGACTGTTCAGTAGTTGATTTGTCTCGTAATATATCGAGGTATTCTTTGCGTTGCTCTTTTGGAAGGGCGTCAAGTACAGCAGTTTTCTTTTCAGACAGTCCTCGGTTGTTCCCATTGTAGTATTCTTGGGCGCTACCTGTCGCTGAAGGCCCAAAAAGAAGTGCTTGCATCTGACCGTAAAAGTCGTCTGGAGCTGCAAAAGTGGCATTTCCGCTACGATCAACGGCGTATCCCTTGTCGAGAGATTCAGCGCCGGTTATTGTCTTGCGAGCCTGGTTACCAAACGGTACAGTTCTTAGGAAATCATTACGAGCTTCGGTCATATCGCCTTCAAAAAGGTTCTGTACTCCGCTTTGGGCGTTGCGTATAAACTGAACAGGTGCTGCCGTACCCTCGAATCTACCAAGAGAGCTTTCATCACCAAATACCGCTTTACGCTGATACTGGTCGAGTCCTGCGTTGGCAATAGCAGACCCTAGAGGGTTCATGCCTACGACCTCACCACCAAATCGTTGCGCCGCTGCAAAGGCTTTATCGCCTATATTTCGTTCATCGTCTTCGGCCATAAAGTCTGCACCAGTGTCTGTGGCTGCTTTGAGGAAGTCTGGGAGTGGTTCGTACCCAGTAACTTTAGAATAAACCATGTTTACACCAGCGGCCGCAACTAGAAAGGTAGCCTTTTGACCCAGTGTAAGGTCTTTCCAAAATGCTTTGTTTTGAGCAGAAACTTCAAGCGTATACTGCAAGAAACCGTTGGCAAGCGTGCTTCGGTATAATTCTGGTCGGTCTGCGATGCCACGACCCGCTACGAGGCGTTCTGTGTTCATGTCCGCCTCACGTATCGCCTTTTGCCCCTTTAAGCCCTTAGAGAGCGCCTTAGCGTGTTGTGAGTTCCATAGAATCTCAATAGACGCCATTTCCACTTTTTGTAGTGGTACGCCACCTGCGTTTATGATTCTCTCTGTTGCGGGAGTAATCGGCTTATCTGCGATAGTCCTTCGTGCGGTAATGAAGTCTGATTGTTTAATAGCCTTGTCTCGCCCTATAGAGCGTGCAATGCCTGATAGGTAGTTCTTTACGCCTACATCTGAAAGGCCAATGACTTGGTTAAGGGGTTGCGCCAAGACAGAGCTGACGTTACCTACAATAGTTGCTGCGCCACCAGCCCTTTGCAAACCTTGCCAGCCACGCACCCCAAGGTCTGCACTTGCGCTTGAGTCAATAACTTGACGATCCCACCGTTGGGTCTTCTTTGCGAGAGCATTGGCGTATTCTTGGAAACCAGCTACGAGTCGGCCGTCTGCTCCAGCATCTTTATATTTCTTCAAGAAGTCGTCTGTGTATTTAGTGACGTCTGTTAGGTTCATTTCTCGTAGTTGCGCTGCGGTTCTAAAGGCCGCCTCGACAGCTCTAGCTCGTACTGTAGCCTCGGTCATATGAATGTTGTATAAAGCAGGTTCAATGTACTCTTGTACGGCTAGGAATGGGTCTCTGAGAGACTTTGTGCCAGTCCTTCGTTGCAAGAATGGGTTATAGCTTGAAGTTGGTTTAAAGTTCTCTGTTCGTCCAGCAATTGAACCAGGTACACCGCCACGGGTTGTCTGACGTCCATCATCTACGAAGCTGTTTCGCATACTTCGAGCAACTTCACCAGTAAATGAGGTCTTGTTGTTTAGTTCCTGAAGGTGTGTGATGTAGTCCTTTCGTCCCTCGATAGGCTGTTTGCCGAACTTAATCCGTTCAGTGTTAATGCGTTCAAGTAGGGAATCGTAAAGGTTACGAGTTTCACTCTTGTATTTTAGAATAGTCTGTGCTGATGATTGTGGGTACTTCTTAGTAATAGCGGAGTCTTTTATGTCTCCGTTGAGAAGGGCAAATATGTTCTCGTTAAAGTCTTTCTTCGATACACCACTAGGGCGAGCTGATTTAACCGTATCAATTCTCTCTCCAAGCTCATCGTATGTCTTCTTGAGTTCTGTCTTGTATTTAGATTCGGCCGCTCTCTTGTTTGCTACCAAGAAGTCCTTAGTTGCATCAGCCACCTCTTTACTTGGGGCGTTTGAGTCGATGTTTCGGCTGATTGTTTCACCTACTCGGTACTTACCCTTCCATTGACTTGCGTCTCCAAGAACTCGCTCCATGTTTATCAATTCACCGCCAACGTTCACCTGAATACCCGTCTTGTCCACTTTAATGTGGTTTCCGAGTACGTTGCCGTCTCTGTCTGTTACAAAGCCAGACTCAATCTTTTGGGTACGAGGGTCGAACCGTTCAATTCCCACTGAGCGATCGTTTTTGTCCTTTTTGGCGTAGAAGTTTATCTCTTCACCACTTTGCTGGGCGTCTGCCGCTGCTTTGTTAAGTTTTTGGTTCTGGTTAAGGTCGTCCGCTAGTCTCTGGGCGCTGTTAGAACGTGCTGAAGCTGCCGGGGCGTTCCAATCGGGCATTTTATTCGTAGCGTCCATACGTAAGTCCCCGAGGACTTCACCTAATGGAGTGTTTAGTGTATCATTATAAGCATTAGGAGTACGTTGTGAAGTATCAGCTAAAGTATTCAGGCGAGTTTTTACCTCTTGGGGTAGGTCTTCTGATAATTGGCGTTGTGGCGTATTTTGGCCTTGTTGGTTTGTTGGTGCTTCTGGTGACGTGTCTCTACTTAGTCTTGATGGCGTGGTTGGGGTATCACCACTTTTAGCAACTTCTACGTATACGTCTGTTAGCTTGTTGCCATTGTCAATTTTGTAAAATGAACCTGTCTTTTCCCTTACGTCTCCGAACTGTTCAGCATATTTTCTGTTTGGCGTCCAAAATTGCCTATTGTCATTGGCCTTTCCGCCCTGATACAAGGTTATATTATCCTCTTGCCTGATTATAGGATAGTCACTATACCCACCCTTGTCTGAGAACTTGCTTTTTACCCATACTCGAGCGGTCTTTGGGGTTTTACTACCTATAACATCTTTGAGGTTGATACCTCTTTTTTCTAGTAACCTTCGTGCCGCCTGAGTACTTTCGTTTTCAGGTAGACCATTTGCCCTTTCTATCAATCTTTCGATAGAGCTTGGTTCTACTATCTCACCGCTTGCAATCTTAGTCTTATACTCGGCTCGTAGCGCCTCACGCCTTGCATTGTTCTCAGACATTCGCCCCATTGCAGAATTGACAGCATCAGACTGTCCTCTTTTAGTAGGTATTCTGTTCTGTTGAAGGGCTGGTTCAGCCCCATCCATAAACGATGCACCGTTTTGTGCTAGGTACTGCTCTTCGGTCAAAACTCTCGGCGTACGACCTAACGGCGCATCAAGTGTACCGCCCGGCACAAGTTGTCGGACTTCTCTGTTAATGTCACGCAATTCTTCTACACCTGCTCGTCGGTCTGAGCCTCGAGCTTCTGTTTCAAGTTGTTTTGCAAAAGTGTTGTATTGCTGTTGGTATTGTTCATTAGCTATACGGTTGGCGGTGTCGTCTGCAAATTGGGTAGCTTGTTGCGCTTCTCTTTGTAGTAGGCGTACATCTGGGGAGTTGGGGCTGAGGCCTCGGTCTATGAGTTGGTTGGCTTGAGCTGTTTTGGTTTGTGCGGTTTCGAGTGCATTGACTACTCGTGGGTCTGCTTGGGCGAGTTCTCGTGAATATTCTTGAGCTGCGGTTCTTGCTTGATTATCTATATCTATCATTCTTTGAGCTTTTGTACCAGTCTTACCTAAAGCCGTGCGACCAGCGTTAAAGAGTTTAGCTGCGGTTGGTACTGCCGTGCCGAGCGCTGAACCAAGTAACGCTCCAGTTGCACCGCCCATCGCATAGTCTCCAAGTGTAGCTTGTGAGCCTAGTTGTTCGGCTGTACCCGCTGTACCATAGCCAAATCCTAGAGTAGCATATGACGTAAGCCCTTGCTTAATCCCCTGAGGAGCAAGAACAGTTTGTCCAAAGTTCAATAACTTGCTACCTGTTTGCGTTGCTCCTGGCACAAGTCCACGTGCTGCTGTAGTGAGAAGTTTTGAGCCAGCACCAAGGGTCGCAAGGTCTAAGACTGCAGTTCCAGCCGCGGCTGCATATTTAACTGGGTCAGCTTCGTCTTGTATTTTCTGACTAGTTGCATTTACTGTGGCTTGTTGAGCGGCGAGTCTTTCGGTCAATCCCTCATAAAGTTGACGGTCTTGAGGCGACATTCTTTCGGTGACATTTCCCACTACCGGGCCTTGAGAGTAGCGCTGAATAAGCTGATTACGCATTTGGTTCATTGACTCAATATTCTTTATTCGAGAATCGTCTAGTTTTCTCTGAGAACCAACAGTGAACTCATCAAGCGCCCTACCTCCACCTTGAGCAAGCCTGCCGTAAGTATCAGCCGAAAGCCCAACCATATACTGTAGGAAGGTAATAGGGTTTCCAGCTTGGTTTTTTCCCGCTTGTTCGATTGCAGAAAGTTGCCCTTGCGCCCACTTTGCGTTGTCGATGTCTTTTTGAGAGTTAAACTCGGTACGGCCTGCAAGCCCTTGTAGCTCAGAGAGCCTTTTACGTTGGTCGTATACGTCAGACTGATTAAACTTCTGAACTTCGGGTTGCTTCTCGTAGTATCGTTTTGTAAGTATTTCTTGAGACTGCTTGTCTTCAGCACCTGCAAGCGCCCCTCTAATTTCGGAGGTCTCTCGACCTATTCCCTTTGCGTAGTCTTCTATGGTTGTTTTTTGGTTACCTTTAAAGAAGTCAAAACCTTTATCGTCTCGCTGTTTAAAACTATACGGCTGTGCAGTAGAAGCTACTTGTTGTTGAACTGGGGCAACACTAGTAGTAGCCACTCTTGGCTTGTATGTTTCAAGTTCATCTCTGAAGCGGTCTGGTCGAAGGCTGTACGCCATTTAGAACCTCCTAAAAATTTGTTCGTGGACCTTCACCTGGAGACCACGGTGTCTGGCCTCTCATCACCTGAAGCCTTGGGTCAATTGCACCGGTAATAGATGAGTTTGGTCGTCTCAATTGGTACATATTGTTAGATCGACCACCACTAGGTTGTAGGTCATTAGATTCTGCGTCTGGTTCGTATCCAAATATCTTTGGGTCAACCCCGAGCATACGATCGTCTTGAGGGTTTTGGTTGTATGCTTCAGCAAGCCTACGTGTCTGTGGCGTATAGCTTTGCATATACTCTCGAGTTATCGGCTGACCAGTCATAAGGGGTTGGCGAGGTTGTTCAACCCTTGGGTCTTCCTTTTCACCCTTTAGAAAGCTAATAAAAGAGTTGAGGATATCCATTATCGTTGTTCCTCTTCTTCTTGTCGTCGCAATAGTTGTGCGTATGGTGCATATGGACTCTGTTGTCCACCACGGTTGGCGTTAATTGCTGCACGGTCTACAGTGTAGTCCCGAAGTTCTGGCGTTTGTACGTTTACGTCTTGGACATTATATGGAGTGCGGAACTGGTTAAATAGGTTATCAAGGGCGCTCTCTCGTCTTTGAATGTCGTCCACGTATCCCTGAGATGCTTGACGTGCTTGGTCATATCCACCACCTAGTAGCGCTTGTTTCTCACGTGCTGCGTCTGCGAGTTGGGTAGAAATTTGATTCTTACCCTCAAGTACGCCTGAGCGTAGCGAGCTTTCGCGTTGGTTGCGTTGTTCAAGTAAATCGTCGAGTAGCTGTTCAAAGTCTGTCTTTGCACGGTTCTCTGCCATGCCGAGGTCACGGAAGTTCTGACCGTAATCACTCAATACACCTGAGCGTTGCTGGGTTGCTTGACGGGCTACGGCGTTTGGTGCTGCGATGTTGTATGCAGATGAATCTGTACCGCCAGAAAGCCCTAAAAGGCGTCGTACGCTATCTGCAAGAGTGCGGGCGTTAGTGTCTACTTGTCCAATTGCTTGGTTCTTACCCATTTCAGTGTCTGAGCGTTGCACGCCAAAGTTTTCCAAGGCTCGTGAACGAGACTGGTTCTGACGGCTTAATTGTTTGTTGTAGCTGTCTCCAAGGCTTGTAAGCCCTTGATTAAGCGTGGAGTCATAACGACCCTGTTGACGTTGAAGTTCTTTAATTTGGTCGTCGAGGTAAGCTAGGTCTGAAGCCGAGTAGCTAGTACCTCCACCGCCAGTTCCGACACCGAGACCAGTACCTGTATCGCCAGATGGTGATGTTGGGTCTTCTTTTTGATCTTCTTCTCCTAGTATTTCTTGACCTGTTGGTTGCATAGAGGCGTTATGAAACGCAGCGTCTGAAATAGTGCCGTAGCCCATGTTACCCGTTGCCCCACCATAGAAATTTGCAAGGTCTTTGTCGTAATCTATTCGACCAGTGTTTGACGTTCGGTTACCTCCAGCATAAAACTCGGAAAGTCCGATTTCTGGCAGATTAAAATTGGTGCCTACATCATCTGTAAAGTTTCCTACGTTTTTAGCTATGTCTCCTAAAAATGACATATAATTTCTCCTAATAAGTTAAATAACAATTGTTTTGATTGCCATTTTCCTCATTTTGGTAGAAATGGTGACTTCTGACGATGCAGTTGGTCCTCGCCTTTCGGCTGATTGGTTACATTGTAACATAGTTCTGGCTGTTTTTCCATACTCCACGAGGCTTATCCACGTCAAACAACCGCTTGCCAATGATAATAAGCAATGTTCCCGCTTGAATAATTTGTGCCGTCACTTGTCACAAACCGAACCTTGAAGTTGGTTGTAGTAACATCGTAGGCTTTAATAAACCCACCAGCTTTTACGCTGTTACCGCCGTTACCCAGTACAACACTACCAGACGTCTGGTCACCCCCAAAAGTTACACTAACTATAGGAACTGCCGATAAAGTCTCAGGAAGGGTAACTGTCTCTATAAAACCGCTTACAGACGAACTAAATGTGAAAGCTCCCCAGCCAGTCAATATTTTAGATGTGGTGCTAGTTGTATTGGTTGTGTCATTCTGCCGTAGAACCCTATACGTACCGTCAAGGCTAGCTCCAGATATATTTGTTAAGGTATTGTCTGGACCGTTTATGGTTTTATTTGTAAGCGTTACCGCTGCAGAGTTTTTTGTGGCGTCACTAGTGTTATCGACGTTTTCAAGACCTAGATCTAATTTTGTCAGTGAGCCAACCTCTGTGTCGGTATAGCTGTTCGCCTCAGTTACGGCTTTGGTCTTAATAAACTCAGCTCTACGCCCCGATATTGCTCGTGGGGTAGAGGCTGTACCTGTAGTAATTTCAGCTTCAGTTATTTCAGCGTAGGTAGTGTTTGGTGTCGTAAGGTTTGTCGAGCCAAGCAAGGTGTTACCATTGATAGTTCTGATGTTTGTACCAGAAACCAGAGTGGCTTGTTTTGCGTTTAGGGCTGTTTGAGTTGTCGTAGAGACAGGAAGGCTACCCAGTGTTGCCTTCTGGGAGTCGCCCCCTGCGGTTTCTTGTATTTCAATCTCGTCAGTTGAAGTGGGTGTTGCTTTGTTTGTTAGGTCGCTGATCTCTACGTTGGCCATGATTTATCCTTTATAGACTCGGAAGTCTCCGTTAGTTGTTATTCGTCCGTCTCCGTTGCTGGTGATACGTTGGTTGTTAATCGTTTCCTCTATTGTAGCTGAATCTATTACGGTAGAACTGTCTAGTGTTTGAGAAATAATGATGTGAATCTGTGACACGGTAGTTGAGTCTTGAATGGTCGCTATGGTTATTTTATCACCATTTAACACATGCGTTTGAGAGATTGTACCTGTCCCCATATTAGTTCCAGCCGTTGCGTCTTGTGGCGGTAGGATGTGAGTCTGAGCAATACTGGCGACGTCTTGGTCAGTGGTAACGTCTATTGTTTGTGGGGATAGGTTGTGTATCTGAGCAATAGCACCGCCGTCTATCGCTACCGCTACGGACATTCCCTCAGGAGTGAGTATATTGATTATGTTCACCGACGCTTGATCTATCTCGGTGGCGACTGTCATGCCGTTTGCAAGTAGGGTAAGAGCTTGATTGATTGAGGCGTTATCCATTATAAGCTGTAGGTCGAGTGTTCCGCCAATAATGACGTGGTTCTGACTTATCGACGTGCTGTCAATTTGGGTATCAAGGGACATTGCTTGACCAGATAATAGATGGGTTTGGTTGATCGTCGTACCGTCTTGTGAAGTCTGAATATTTACTGTTTGGCTAGATAGGTAGTGAAGTTGGTTTATTGTGCCTGTATCTATAAGTGTTGAGATATCCAAGGTTTGAGATGTTAGCATGTGGGCTTGAGCTATGATTGTAGAGCGCATAATTGTACTCAAAGAAAGTTCATCCCCGTCAATAAGTACCCCGTTGTCTACAAGGCTTGCGTTACGCATGATGGTAGCAAGAATCATCTCTTGAGCTGATAATACGTGGTTTTGGTTAATCTCGGTTGAGACTATATCATTGAGGTACTTTTGAATCAGTATCTCTGGTAGGTCACCAATCCCGCCTAATTTAACTGGAAGATTTTTTGAGATTATCCAGTAGTCTGTGCTGTTGTCTACGTTTAATAAATAACGAGCCTTCTTAAAGTGAGGCTCACCATAGATAATCAGAATACCGTCACTAGTGCCGCCTGTTTGCGTGGTTATTGTAAGGGTGTCGCCTGAGATGTAGACATCTGTTGGCATGTCAAATCCTAACTAGGGTCGTTTATCTCAAGAACGTCGAATGAGTTGATCGTTATCGTATTACCTGAGGTTACGCTTTGAGACGTACAGGTTGCTACTGCGTATAAGGTGCTTACGCCGTCAGTAAAGGCAATGTGTGCTGCTGTGCCCGTTCCTGAGGCTGATATGCCTGTCTGTTGTGCGAGAGTAAGTTTTCGACCACTCGTATCACCGTTTCCGATTGTCCAGTCACCGCCACCACCTCCTGATGTGAGGGTAGTGTTTCCTAGTGTGTAGGTTGACGTTGCCTCTGCATAGGTTGTTGGTTGGGTTGAACATACGTCTACTCGTGTTGCACCGTCTGCAATGATGTCCAAAAACGAATCTATTGTTGCGTCTGGTAGTAATTCTGCCATTATAATTTACCTTTCTTTATTGTTATTTTCTTGCCTTTGGGTTGTAAAATTATATCTTTCATACTAATAAGTATAGCCTATCCTTTCGTCCCATTCTTTATTAAATAAACTTGTGCCGTCAGCGTGTGTAATCACCCCGCTAGCATTTGTTACCCGTTTAATGCGCCATAAACTTTCAGACGTAGCAGTACCTGGCGAAGCACTCCCTAGATAGGTGTATGTTCCAGTGTCATCGACCTGAAGGTCGAGAGAGGCTGTAGCTATAGGTACTTCACCCTGGGGGGTAGTTTGGACTTGAGTTGGGTCGCCCTCGCTAGTTTGATAGGTGGTTGGAATACTGCCACCGCCACCACCGCCCATTGGGAGTTCTTCAAGTATTTTGTTGGTTTTCTTCTGTTCTTTAAGGAGTGGCGTAATGTCGGTAGGTTTTACTTCTGGTATGACGATTGCCTTTACCGCCTTCAATAGCTCGTTAGAGGCCTTCTGAAGAGGTTTGAGGTCTGGGGCTTCTACTTTTACGACTGGAGCGTCTATGTTCACCACAGGCGCTTCTATGGTGGTCTCCTGTGACTTAATGGCTTGCTCAACGTCACTCATGGCCTGAGATATGTCTTTTAGCTGGTCAGAGAAGTCTAAAGGTTTAGGTATATCAACGGTCGGAATTTCTTTTGGTAGCTTCTTAGCTTCATCAAGAATAGCATTCAGGGCCTTAACCGTTTCGGTTAAATCAGTATTTTCGTGAGTCTTGATTGTTTCGTGAAGTGATTCAACAGATTTGGCAACCTCTAGGGCGTCTGGGGTGCGGATACTCTTAAATTGATTGACTACCTCTGTCTTTGTGACCTTTCGGTCGAGGTAGTCTACTAATGCCTTAAAAGAACGCAGGATAGTTTCTTGAGTATTCATAATGGCGTCAATAGTTTCTTCTTGACGTTTGTTCTCAAGGGTCGTGCGCTGTTTTAATTCATTAGCTTGTTTTATCCGGTCGAGAGGTGTATTCATAAGTTTTATTATACCTTATATGGTGGATAGTACACCCGTAGCGTTCTGGTTAATTTAATAACTACGCTATCGGTGGGTGTAATATCCCCGTTATTGCCTATGCTTCAGCGGTAAATGCACCACTGACTGCTGATATGACCCAAGCATCTGCATTACCACCGACCAATGTGACAAAACTGCCTACTGGTTGGTTAGTAAATACGATATCCTTGTTATCAGTCCCAGTGTTGTCACATCCTTTAATGCCATCAGCAGCAGCTGGGCTAAGTGTTAATGTGATTCCTGGTGCGCCAACTCGGAAAGTTAGTGTTTCACCGTCAGCTACAGCATGAAGTGTAACTACGCAAGTAGCAGTGAAGTTAAGAACTTTACCACTGTCGTTTAGATCGGTAGTCAACGTAGAGGCTGAGATATCTTCTTTTGTCTGATATCCAAATCCGCCTATGTTGACACCTGTTGCATCGATAGCCATTTCTATTTACCTTTCTTTGATTCAGCTTCGGGCTTTTCAGCCTTTACTTTTGGAGCTTTCGACTCGGCGATTGCTTGAATAAGCTCTTCCTTGTACTCTTTCTCCTCTTGTCGCTCACGCTCCCTCTTGGCGAAGTTGCGTTTTGCGGCTAGCTGAATCTCAATTATTTGTTCTTTTTTTAGTGACATTTCTTATCTCCTTAGTTTAAAACTTAGGTAGAAGACGTACTAGGCGGTCTTGTGAATCCCGACTGCGTTGATCTTGTTTACATCAACAAATGCGTCGTAACGGTGACGGTACTCAAGAAGTTGACCTGAAATACCAGGAGCGTTCTCGTGTAGAGTGTAGTCAACAAGCTTTTCTGGAGCGACACAAACCATTGGGTGAGTAACCACAAGGTCAGTGTTAGTCGGCATACGTGAGCTTGGTACTGATACAATCTTTACGCCGTCAAGTTTAGCTACAACACCAGACTTACGGTCTTTAAGACCTACGTCACTTGAGTCAAATAGCGTTGCTTGCTTTAGTTTTGCGATGTACGCAGGTGTTGCAAGTGCCACAAGACCTTCAGTTGGGCCGTCGTTGTCAACAATGTCAGCAACGATGTCTGTAAGGTTAGTGTAAGCGTTTGATGCAGTTGTAGCTGCGTCACTGACGATGTCGTCACGGCTGTAAGTTTCACCAGCAGTCACGATTGACTGAATGATGTATGTGTCCATTTCAGGAACAAGTACGTTTCGGGTAGCCTGTGCAAGATACTTAGCTGGTTTTCGAATCATCTGAGTGTCTTGGTAGTTTGACTTGTCGATAGTCTTTGTCCATGAACGGTCACGGCTCAATGTAAATGTTTGTACTGTGTCTTCTACTTCTGTAGGGTTTCCGTATCGGTTAGCACCACCGCTTGGGTCGTAGTTACCGATTGTTGGGTCTGTAAGAGTATAGATCTTAATTGTCTCTACGCCGTCCCAGCTCCAGTCTTGGTTGGTTACAAGCTTGGTTTTGCGGACTGTGTAAAGCAACTCAGAAGTCTTTTTCTCAAACTTTGTTGCTGCGTTAATAGCCATTTTAGTTATCTTTCTCCCTTACGGGTTCAGACTGCTACTCTTCCCAGCGACCGGCTTCCTCGTCAAAGGCCGCAAGGTCTGGGTCGATCTTCGGTTGTTTTGGTGTTCGTGACGGCGTTGGAATCGTTTTAGTCTTAGTGACCTGTTTATTCTTGGCGCTCTGTCTAGCTCCGACCTCTATCAACCTCCGTATAGAGTCTGCTTTTTGCGTTAAGTGTTCGTATAGATCACCTTTAACTTGGACTGGGTCACCGTTACGGTCATAGACGACATTAGCTCGTTCAAAGGCTTCCACCTCTGCAACTAGTGCTTCTTTAACCTCTGGTGAGCCTTCTTTAAATAGGTCGATAGTAGCGAGCGCTCTGTCTACGCTATTTTGCAACTTATTCGAGTTGGCTTCCACTCTGTTGTTATAGGCGTCAATTTGGAGCTGTCTGAAAGCAAGGTCTCTGTCATCGTCTGCCTGCTGAAGGTACTTGTCTTGGGCTTCCGCCTTTGCTTTTTCCTTCGCTTGACGCTCGGCGATGCGCTGTCGTGCAAACTCGTCGTTACGACGCTTCTGCTCTCCCTTGTCATCTTTTTGCTCCTCCTGCTCTTGAGCTTCTGGCTCTTCTTCAGGATGCTCTTCAGACTGCTGTTCTTCTTCAGATTCAGGTTCTTCCTCGGTCTCTTCAGGTTCTTCGTCTTGCGACTCTTTACCTTCTGGTTCTTTGGTTTCCTCTTCGTCATCGAAAGAAAAGTCCATATCTTCGAGACTTTCATCGTCCGACACATCTTGAGATGTATCTTCGATGTTTTGCTCCTCTACCTCTGGGGTTTGCACCTCTTCTGGTATTGGGGCATCTGACGTTTGTTCCGCCATATGTCACTCCTTTCGTTATCTGCCTATTAAGGTGGCGAGCCTCTCGCTTTTATACAGACGGTGGCTGTAGGCTTGGAGGTAAGCCTGTGTGATACCCGACTGTTTTGGTCAGATACCACACAGAGTCACCTACTCCTTTGTGCTTTTGTCTTTTTTCTTTGTCTTCCAAACTTCATGTTGGGGGTGTCCGGCATCCTCACAGCTTAACTTTAGTCCTCGGTCTATCCAGTTATGTTTCATCTGAGGAGGGTTGTCCATATCGAAGTCCCCATCGACTTTCACGTGGTTATTTGTCATCTTGTGCCTCTTTTATCTTCTCTGGCGAGTGCATAATATTCGCAATACGCCCCTGAACGCTACTAAGACGCTCTACAAGACGTTGACGCACCTTCATCTCGATAAGTAGGTCGTCTTGAGTAACACCCTCTAATACAAAGCTTTTAACGTCTGACTGTGTAACCTTTTCTTTTTCGATGATGTCATTAACAATCTCTGCAAAGGGCAAGAGTTTCGCTCGCTTCTCTGCCTTCTCTTGTTTGGCTTCTTTGCGTCGTTCAGTGGAACGGCTTTGTGATGTCATTCCTGTGTATAGTGCTTCATCTCGTGCCATGTTACGCTCCTTGGCGACCTAGCGCCGCTAAAATCTCTTCTGGTTCAAACCCTTGGGCTTCTGCTGCAATCATTGCAGTTGCGGTTGACTGGTCTACGTTATAGGTTTGCATTATCTGCTGTATCATTTCTGGTGAGGACTGTTGCGGTGTTTGTACTGGAGATTGCATTGGCTGTTGTGGCATCTCCTCTGGCACAGGCATATCTTGAGGCATTGCCTGAGGTACTTCCTGAGGCATCTGTTGCATTGCGCCCTGTGGTAGTGCCATTTGGTCTACGTCCTCTGGGTTCATATTTTCGATAATCTTATCATTGTCTGTTAGAAGGTGAATGATTGAGGCAAGTAACTCACCCTTATTGAACTTCTTGCCGGACATTTCTAATTCTTGAAGGAAAGTTGGGTCTGCTCCACTCAATTCGAGTACCTGCATAAGACCCTGTAGTCTGTCCTCTTCGTCCTTGCTCTTGTCTGATTCGGCATCTATCTCAAAGTCGAAGGTTGAACGTGCTGTCTCCCATACAATGTCGAGTTCATTGCCTTCTGGCTCACCATTTTCGTTAGTCGGCCAGTCTAGTCCTGCCTTGATAAGTATTTTGCGCTCATCATCAGAAAGCTTGAGAAGGTCTGAGCCTTCCATGTTGGCAAAGTAAATGTTAATCATAGACTCGGCTACGGACTCATAGGTCATATAAAGGTTGTCTTTGAAGTCCTCGTCATCAATCGAAAGATTGGCTGCTTGGAACTTTACACCCGCAGGGGTCTTAGAGTAGCTAGGATCACCTGACTCTGCTGAAATACTTGTATCGCCCACTGGAAGAAGTTGGTTGAGTGAGGTTTTGTACATGCCAATTCGTGTAGGGAGTTGGGCATATACCTGTGAGCTAATCTCTTCACGCTTAACTCGAGTGTTTGGGTTATCCCCGAGAAACCACAGGGCGTCTTGTTCGTATACAATAGAATCAATGTCAACATCATCGCTCGGCCCACTAATAGATACTGGTGGTCGGAAGCCTAGTTGGGTGGCGAGTACGTCAGACTGTCGCATGTAGTCGAGGACGTTCTGCGTGCCACCCGCAAGCTTAACGATACCCGTACCATAAGGGTTTACAAAGTCTTGGTAGCAGTAGAGGAAATGAACTGGAATGTCGCCCGTTGGGTCTGGGTTTGTCCACTCACGGACAACGCTTTTTGTGTCGGCGTGGTACATGTAGAACGGTGCGTCTACCCCTCGTTGGAATATTACACAGAACTTATAACCCTTTTGGGCGGTGTCTTGGTCTTGATTCTCTTTGTAGTCTTCACGTGGTTCACGACGAGACTCTTCATCTTTCTTTAGTATCTCTTTGAGAGCTTTAACGTCCCATCCGCCGTTGGCTTCAATATCGCTGCCCTTAGCTTGTTCGATCATTGACTCCACTTGAAGTTTGTCGTAGTACACGTCCCAGAAAATAATATTCGAGTCGTAATCAGATACCTTGCCCGGTTCAAGCTTGATATCCTGAGGCTGTGCAACGATGAAGTCTGAACCTACATAGTCCCCACGTTCAACAAATAGAGAGACAAGGGGTACTGAGCCATAAATAGCCGCCTTGCGTACAGCGTCCTTCCATTTACGGTGGAACGGTGCTTGAGAGTTGGCGTTAGGAATAATCTTCTTCTCCCATACCATATTAGCAAGTTCGGTAACCCATGCTTCGTCACGGTCGCTCGATACAGCCCTACCCGTAAGGTTAGAGTTTACTATTCTCTTTGGTAACTTGTAGAGTGCTGCAGCAAGTGAGCCGTCGTTTACTTCAGGAAGTGATGGGTCGAGGTTGTCAAGTAATTCGTTGTTTGCAATACGTTCAAACTCGTGGTAATCTTCACGCCACGTATCAGATTGGCTCTTCGCCTCAGTATAGATTTTGTAGATTTCGTCTTTGTCCGTAAGGTATGCCATTGGTTTCCTTGCGTAGGTTCGACGATGCGGCATCTACTCTTATTATTTGTATCGTATCACTTTTAGATTAAAAGCACAACTATTTTAGCTTCTCTTTGTGGGTAGTCCACGTCTTTTGGAGTAAAACAGGCTCTCCGTACTTATCTTTCGTAATACGTATCTCTATATCATTGGTGGTTGTCTTCAAAAGATCAAGGCACTTAATAAGCTCTGTAAGAATAGAATCTCTCGTTATGGTGACGTTCATGCGTGTCTCTTCTTTGATTGAATTGAGACCATTGTGGTAGCCCTCTTCTCTTATATTCTCTGATCCATCTTGATTCATAGTCGTAGTAACCACCTTTCCGTATAACATTAGACGTGAAACCTCGCTTTAGTTGCCCTGCGACGAGGGGTTTTTGGTTTAGTTCTTGGCCTTAATGACTCCATAGCATAACGCCCGGCGTCCATTGCGTGGTTGAACATATCTACTGGAGTGTTGATTGTATCTCCGGTCTTCTTGTCTACTGTCCAGGCGTAATTGTTCTTTTCTTCTATAATATTAAAGCTGCGCTTTGTGATAAATATCGTCTGCTCTTGACAATGCTGAATACCGAAGTTGACGCTCCCCTGGCCTTTTTGCGCTGGAACAAGGCTAATCCCATAACTTGCAAGTTCATCGTTGCTCTTAGGCTCTGAGCTGTCTGGTATAACAAGCACTTGCTCTGGTTGCATTTTAATCACGTCTGCTATGTCTTTGTTGCTTGCACCTCTACGATATAATACCTCGTCCCATATAAAGGCGTTGTTCCACTCATACACATCAACAATGGCCGTTGGGTCGTTCGTGTAGCCGTAATCTAGTCCTCGTCTCTTTAGGCGTGCCTCATCGGGTAATTCATCTATTATTTTAAAGTTAGGATAAATAAGGCCCTGTACGGTTTCGGGTACGTATCCCTTAATCATATTGTAGTAGTGGGCTGGCTTTGTGTATTGGTAGTTCTCGTATTGCTTAATGCTGGCCGAGGCAAGGTTCTTCTCGTTAGAGTGGTAGTCTGCCCGAATAGCTATCGTGTCCGTGTGTTCTGGTTTGAGCTTTGGTATGTAATAACCTGGTACTCCACTCTCCTCTAGGTTGAACCATCGTTGAATTATCCAGTGGTCTTTTGCTGGAGGGTTTAAAAGAAGGATGATCGTTATATCACCCTTTATAGTACGGAGAGAGTCGTCAAGCTGCATAAAGTCTTCCTCTGGTACTTCATCCGCCTCTTCAATAATGACACAGTTATAAGATGCTAGAGACTTGAGTTTTGACTTCTGGTCGCCACTTGACTTCTTAAACCCTACTGCATTGATACTGTTCTTACCGTACTCTATGTTCATGTCACTGATATGGTAGTTGTCATACACACCGTTCTCTTCGGCTCGGTCAGTAATCTCTCTGAATATGGAGTTGCGAATATCCCCCAAGATATAACGCATGATTGCACACCTAAAGTATTCTGGTGCGACTAACTTTGCGTTAGCGTATTGTGAGGCCACCGTTGAACGCCCTGCACCACGCCCGCCCATAAGAATGAAATACCGGGGGTTTTCTGTGAATAAAGGCTTGTAGACATCACCTACTTGTTGAATCATCTGTGCCGTCTCTAAAGTCTTTAAATACGATCGTGTTGGATTCTATCTTATCGCCACCCGTTGTCATGTCTAGTTTATCACCGTACTTCTTTGGCTCTTCTTTGGATAGTTGCCATTTAAGCACATCAACAAGTAATCTAGCCCTTGGAACATCGTCCGTGTTCTCGGCAATACTGTACATCTCTTCAAACTTATTCTCTCTTCGTACGGTGCAAGCACGCGCGTATTGGTCGGAAAATACTTTGTCTTCACTTAACCATTTATTAACACTAGACCTATTCGGCATAGCTTTGTCTAGGCATATCTTACGTAGGCTTTCACCTTCTTCTATGCGATTGAGAATGGTTGTGGCAAGTTCTTCGTTAAATATGGTTGGCCTGCCCATAGAAATTATAGCTCCTAGTCTTGGTTACTATGTATAAGACTAGTGTACTCTATCTAGGTTATGTTTGTAAAGGGACTTCTTTATATTCGGTCATGTCGACCGTTTCTTCGTTAAAGTCACAAAGCTCGTTGGTTATTTTCCACTCAGCCCATGAGATGAGTTTATCTATATCATCACCGGCAATCATAAACCCTACAGAGCCTTCTTTCTTGCGGCCGTCTCGTATTTGCACGTTAAGAGTATAAGGCGCTATTGTGGCCTTCTTGAGTTCTATCCTATAGAGTTGCTTCATATGATACCCCACATTCGTTATAGTTACTACGACCATGGCAGTTGTAGCCAGATCGTGACTTGTGGCAGAATCCTAGTTTGTGCTTGATTAGTTTAAACATAACGTTCCTTTCGTTTACTTTATTATAGCATGAGGGGTATTAAATGTCTATCCCCTTAGAATTAACTATCAATTCTCTCTTGGATATATCGCTTGGCTTGAGCCATTTTTCACTGTTAGGTATATCGTCAACTGGCATATTCCTAATGAGCTTGTATCCTGCGTTCTGTACACTTTCCTGATAATTATCATGTATTCTTCTCAACATTAACTCGAAATGCTCTTTGCAAAAAGCTGGTTGCTCACCTGCGCCTAGAAAAATAGAACTCTTATTACAATCGTAGAAGTCGCACATTGGCATCATATCTCATTTACTCCTTTCAGGCTCTATGAAGCCTAGTTTTTTGGCTCGTTGACGTTGTTCGGCTCGTGTCAAATCTTCTTTACTCATCTTGGCTCTCCTTCTGTGGGGTGGTGGACTTGCGAATGTTTAAGCTGTCAAGTGAGTCTTTCATTTTCTCTTCATCGAATATAGTGCCTTTGGTGTAGTCGAGTAGATTTTTGACAAATGTACTTGTAGGGTAAAACTCTTTCGCCTTTTCGATAAACCATGCCTCAGCCTCGTCTAAAGTCCTAACATTATCTTTGGCATCAGGCTCAGTGTTCTCGTTATACCCTGGTAGTCCACCAAGTTGAACGTCGATGCCACCATCCCAGTTCCATGATATTCGTACGTTAATTTCTGAGTCGTATAGATTTTGTAGCGTTTCCATTATTGTTGCTCCTCTTATTAGTTTGATTATTCTATGTACGTTGCTTGAAAGCCCTATGATATGGCTATTGCTTGGTTGTTTAATTATTTTTGACACCTCATCGTGTAGCTTTTTTTCAGCCTCGGTCATTTTGGTGTACCTCCCCTATTAAATAGTTTAGCTAGGGCTTTGCGTTGCTCGGCTCGTAAATCGTTTCCACGCTTCAACAAGTAATCTTGGTAGATATCACCAGTTCTCACTTCATCTTTACCAATCACTTCCTGCTCAATAAGTGAGAGTAGTTGGGCTTTGCCTTCTTCTGAGAAGTACGTGTCAAGTATCTCTTTGTCAAAACGGTTGAACTTGCTACTTATAATACTTGAACCATCCAATAGGTCTGCCATTTGCTCTGGTGTGTTCATGGGTTTACTTCCTTAAACGCTTGTGCGAACTTTTGTGAACATGTGCTGCGGAACTCCATATCGCTGTCTGGTCGAGGTAATACATGAAACTCCTCAATCACATCATAAGCGCTTTTGTGTAGTGTGTGCATCTCTGGCTTTCCAGTATATCTATCGTTTGCCACGATCCTGTTTCTTTTTCTGACCCATAACTTATTGTTCTTGGGGACATCTTGCCAATCCATGAAGGAGCAAGTGGGTATATTGAACTCTCCCCATAGTGCCGTCTTTTTTGTCCAAGGGCTTCCGTACCACCACGGTTGATATTCATATTGAGGCTTCCCGAGGTAAGAGCGTAAAGCGCCAGTTGCAGGGTTTTCAATTACCCAAAACTTCAGCTCGCCGAATGCTTTTGCTTCATCTATAACTCGCTGACACTCCTTAACTAGATACATACCCTCCTCTGGGTTTCGAGGTTTACCACCAGTCCTGGCACGAGAAAACTCTGTACAAGGTGGGTTAGCAATAATACCGTAAACGGGTCGGCCGGGGTGAAAGTTCTCAACGCCGATGTCGCTACCTATAAGTACCACCTCATAGTCTGGGTCTTCTTGGTAGGGCTTTGTATCGCTGCCTGTATCAGCGCAAAGGTGAAGTATGAGCTTTCTACTCATAGCTTATTCCTCCTCTAGTTGTTTGATACGGTCTTGTACATCTCCGTGGTGCATTTGTACAAACCAGTCACCTTCGCCATTGTCTTCTAATGGTAATCTCTCAAGCTCATCTATTCGAGCCTCTTTAATCAAGCGAGCTTCTCGTTCTTTGATAAGCTTCATTAACCTGTTTATGCGTGATACAGCGGGTTCGCCGTTAGGTGCTTTATATTCCATGGTGACGGTATACTCGATTTCTTTGTATAGCTTGTCCAGTTCATCTTCTGGTTGTTGATTAGCCATTATAGTTCCACCTTATCTTGGTTCTTGAACACCTTTGACCACACGATACTCTCGATAATATTCAATACTCCAAAAGCAAATGCCACCCACACAATCCAGCCCTCTAGCTGTGTTGCCAAGATGAAATACAAAATCGCTATAATTTCTACACCATTGCTCTTTGTTAGTTTGTTCCTTAATACTAATTTACTCATTACCATTCTCCTCGACACGCTCTAAAGCTCTCTGTCGTATTAGGTTGTTAATTGCACTGATAGATAGGGTTGTTGCTTCCCAATGCTCCTCACGTTGTGCTAGTAGGTACTCACGCTCAACTGGGAGCTGTTCGTTGGTGAGGTGTTCAAAGTTGTTGGGCATTATCTCACCTTCCTTCCACTAAAATGAACGTCAAATGGCTTCTCGCCTATATATTTTCGGGTCATATCATATACGTCATTTTCAAAATCTACTAGCATATTACCTGCGTGTATCTTATTCTTAGCCATTACTAGTGCAGTGTACTCCACTTTTACAGTGAAGAGTTTGTATGGCTTATATTTTTTTCTAAAGAGTTTCATTACGCTTCCTTGAGGTCTTTAAGAGTTTCTTTTAATTCGTCTGATACTTGGTAGGTTTTGCCACCGATAAATTTACCGTTCTTATCTCGACACCTCCCCGAAACGTCGTGTCGCATATTTTTTCCTTGTATCTGCCTTGTAGCCCATCGACAGTTCGACAGTTCATAATCTCCTGAGTTGTCTAGCCTGTCAATTGTAGTGTTGTTCTCACCATAAATTGCAGAGTGTGCTAGATACGAGTCGTACATATCAACCATGAAGTTCGGGAAGTATTGCCACCTTTCAGATAATGATATTCCTTTACCACCGTAATTAGGAAAATCTTTACTGGAACTGTTCGAACATCGGTACTTCATGCCAGACCATATAGCGTAGAATCGAGTATTTCTCATGCCGTGACGTGTATAGTTTGATTCACTTGTTAGTTCAAACTTGATGTCTTTCACAATTATTTCTCCTTATTTAATTTCTTACGAAGTTTCGCTGTCTCCCTTGGGTCTAGTTTGCCGTGTGCAAAGCCATATCCGGTGGAGTTCTTTCCGCCTTTAGAGCCTAGTTTCTTGAAGTAGTCTGGGTCTTGCTCTTTCATTTTCTTAGCCCATGCGTTGATTTTTGGGTTTGGTTTACCTGCCATTATTCGTCCTCCTGTTGGTACTGCCAGTCTTTAACATGTTCCCAAGCCTCTTTGGGTGTCTTAAACTCGTGTAGTCGGTTCGGCCCAAAAAGATAAGAGTAAACCTGTACATCGTATATTTCGGGCGGTTCGTTCGCATAATCAACTGACTCAAACCAGTTAGCGAGTGAAACGGAGTAACCTACCCAGCCCTCATTGCTTTTATGGTGTCCGTCATTCTCTTCGTCATTCTCCCACTCAGTGTGTAGCTTATCAAGGTGTTCTCTTATTAGTTACACACTGAGTGGGAGAA